GAGTTGCCTAAAGGGCCAGAACTAACACCTGAAGAGCTGCAATTGCAAAAAGACAACATAGCAGCACAGATACAAGAGCTGAGAGACAGCATAAATATGACCGTAGACGAGCCAGCCACTCGTGCTTTAGCTGAAGAGTTAACCAAGATTATCCGTACTGTTGCAGGCGACGAGCCAGCTATTCGCTTTAACAAAGCCTTTATGGAAACCAAAGGAGGCGATGTTGCGTGGGGGTATAAGCCAGGGGAAACAATAAAAGTTGGCGGCGAATATGACCCCGTAAAAGATATTATTGAAATAAATAATGTTCAACTTACAACATCTCAAACAAAACGAGAAGGTTTGCTACAGTATTTGCTTGATCAATTAGAGCAAACTGCATTTCACGAAGCTTTCCACCGTGTTCAATTTAACTTTTTAAAACCAGAAGAGCTAAGAGTTTTTAATCAATATCTTGCGGAACTTAAATTAGAACTTGGTGCAGCCAAAGATATTGAAGCTAATGAACGGGCAGGCCGTAAGGATTTAATGCCAATCGAGAAAGCTGCAGTAGCTTTCCAAATATACGCCTGGGCTCGCAAGAATAATTTAGACCCCGTTCAAGCTTTATTAGGTTCTACTCGCAAGGAATTAGAAAAAAGTTCTGCGCTGGAGAAAGCAGCCTTCGCGGTAATGGATACTCTTTATGACTTTATTGAAAGGGCAGGTAATGCCTTAAAGGGACGTGGCCTTATATCAGTTAAGTCTATTTTTGAAGACGCTTACAGCGGCAAGCTAGCTAAACGTGGTGAGCTGGGAAGTGTCGTAGATGAAGCGACCAGAGTTGTTAACCCTGAGTTTGAAAGGTTTGACTTGCTTCAAGGAATGGCCATGGAATACGGGGACACCAGAAGAGGTGAGTTAGGTCTGCCTGTTTTGAGGTCTCAAGCTGGCCCTCCTCCCCCTGATGAAACATACACCAAGCGGTTTGTTGATCAAATAATAGAAAACAAAAACAAGATTGAAACTGGTGAAATTACCCTGGATGATCTACTGGTAAATAATGTTCAAAAATTTGAAAGCCCAAGTGGCAAAACATCTTATGTACCAAGCCCACCTGTTAATGCAGTGCAAGCCTACCGTGCATTTAGTGATATATTTACTCGGCCTGAAGCTACTGGCATACCAGTCATAAGCCTTGAAACAATAGCCAGGGAAACTGACACATGGTTAGCTAAAAATAATTACAACGCTACAGCAGTAATAGAAGGATTGCAAAAGTTAAGTGGGCCACTTGCTAACTATGAGGATAACTTGATAAAATTACGAGCTGGTCAGTTATATGTTGATGACGCTAACTTAAAAGCTGGTATTGCTGCCAACAAGTTTCTTAACGCTGCTGCTGATTCAACGGCAGATATGAACCAGTTGACTGCTGATCTTTTGACAGCTGCTACTTATCAAAAAGCAGCTAACATCGCATTGGAATCAGTTACTCGACCTATTGGTCAATTGCTTTATAGCTTGCAAGGGCCACGGCCAGAGATTGGTTCTATTGAATTTACCCAAGGGTTGCCTTCTGTTAAAAATGTTGGGGAAGAGCTGGAAGAAGCATTAGATGCTCAAGCTCAAATACCTGTTGATGAAAGCATTGGTAAGCCAATCAGCCCAGAATTAGAAGAAGCTATTGTCACAGGAGAGTATGGCCCCAAAGAGCTAGAAGAGCTAGATCAGTTAGCGCGAAGCATGGCGCAATCAGCTGTAACACCTGGCTTTGCTAAGGGTTTCTGGAAGCAAGTTAATGAAAGTGCAGCCCTTGGTACTCGCGGGTTAATTATTTACCGTGCTGCTCAATTGCTAACTTCTGGATTAACACTATGGGGTAACATTGTTAACAACGGCATCCGGTTGCTGCAGTTACCAGTTGCTCAAGCTTTAGGGGCTGGCTTGTCTGGTTCTGTGCCCAGGGCGTCGCAATCATTAATGGTCTATGGCCAATACGTCAGCAATCTACAAAACGCTTTTAGGTTAGGAACCGAATCCTTTAAGGCTGGACGTGGCTTATACGACTTAGATGATACGACAATGGACTTCCTTGATAAAATGGTTAAAGAAGATGCTCAATTACCGTTAGACCCTAATACTGTAGAAGGCAAGGGCGAATGGAATCTAAATACTATGCCGTGGGTGGACATACAAGATAAAGCAGTATGGGCCATAGCCCAAAGAAAAATATGGCAAGGGCTCAATTTATCAACTCGCACCCAAGTCAGCCTAGATACTTTCTTTAAAGTATTAGCCGGGCAGTCGTTTGAATATGTGCGCAATCTTCAGCCTGGTTTAGACCGTGCTGTAGGCCAAGGTATGGATGCTGGGAGCAAAGAGGCTTGGGGCTTTGCTCAAGAATATGCACAAGCTGCTGTTGATCGTGCGACCAGAGACGTTGTTATTAATGGCCGCACAATTTTGGATGCAGTAATGACTAGCCCGCAAGCGCAAACAGCTATGCGGTATGCCACTTTCACTGACGACATTTGGGCTCAAATGGAAACTCGGACTCCAACGCGAGCACAAGAATTAGCTGCAGCACAAGGGTTAGAAGGCCAAGCTGCTACGGAATACATAAATAACTACCTTAATACCACTGAAGAAATACCTTTCTATTCTCGAACATTTAGCATGATGCCAGCAGCATGGCAAAAGCTGATTGACTTTAGCCCTTTATTTAGCATCATCCAACCTTTTAACCGTACCCCTGGGGACATAGTTAAATCAGTGGCTCGAATAACACCAGCTGCGCCATTGGTTGATACATTCTGGAGAGACATTAACTCAGCTGATGCCTTTACCCGCGACAGAGCTAAGGGTGATATTGCGATAGGCATGGCAGCTATCAGCTTGGGCACTATTGCTATGACACAAGGCCGTGTTGAATTTACTGGTGGTGGCCCACAAGAACCAAGTGCTAAACAGAAGTGGCGCGAGTCAGGGAAAGTGCCTTATTCATTCCGAGTGAGGACAGGAGAAGACAAAAATGGCCAGCCAATCTTTAGCCCTTGGGTGTCAATGCGAGCATTTGAACCACTTAGTTCATTATTTGGGGGGATGGCTGATTATCAAGAGATCGCAAATAAACTGCCAACTGAAGCAAGGGAACGACTGGGTTCTGCTTTAACAATGGATTTACTGGTTGCTGTAGCTGGCGGCCAATTAAGCAAATCGTATTACCAAGGCTTTGCAGAATTGTATGAAGCGTTTACAGGTACTGGTGAATTAGACCAAGGGCCTAATGTACGCAGCCCGATTGAAAGGTATATTTCTAGGGTCATTATATCAATGGTGCCGTTTAGTGCGGCCTTGCGGGCTGGCCGCCGGATTGAAGATCCTACGGTGCGAGTAGTACCACCAAGTCCTGTTGAAGGCGGCCTTACTGGCATCCCAATGCGTTTATTTGAAGAGACCTATAACGAATTACGCAATGGAATCGCAGGCTGGTCGGAATCATTACCGCCACGGATCAACTGGATTACTGGCCAGCCATTGCTGTTGTCAGGTATTATGGGCGATGAGTTCCTGCCACCTGATCAACCATACTTATCTACCTTGGCTCAATTTGTACCGTGGTCTCCATTGCAAGTAGCGCCTAAGGTTGACCCGGTTATGGCTGAAATGACCCGGTTATCTGGTAGGGGGGCTAATTTCCGTGGCCCTACCAATACTGATTTTGGCAAGGAGTTCAGGCTTACGCCTCGGCAATTTGCTGATTACTCAATGGCTGCTGCCAATGTGCGCGATGAATATGGCCGCAACATCTATATGGCATTAGAGCAATTGATCAATTCACCTTTTTACCAATCCTTGCCAGAAGGGGAAGTCAGCACAACTGTGCCTAGCAGAAGGGCTGCTGCTATTGATAGAGAGGTTTCTACGTTTAAAGCTCTTGGCAAAATGTCTTATTTAGGTAGCCGCCCTGATCTGCAACAAGAGCTTGGAGTTATTGAAGGCCGCACCAAACAGGTGCAATATGAGCTTAAATATGGGCAATCCACTGGCCTGCCCCAGTTCACCGAGGCCCTCCGCTAATGGCTTATTCCTACGTCGTCTATACCGGCAACGGGTCCACCACTCAGTTTGCCATTACCTTTCCCTATATCAGGAAGGAGCACGTCAAGGTCTACGTCAATTATGTGGACACTGCTTATACCTATGTAAACGACACTACTGTTTTGCTTGCTGCAGCCCCTGCGTCTCCACTGCGGGTTGAAGTACGTCGTGTT